GAGAAGGGCATGACCCTGACCGTTGAGCGTCCTGACAAACCAAAAATCCAGTTGGTCATCGACCAAGGCGAGTACTTCGCTGCAATCGAAGACGACGTGGACAAGGTTCAGGCCGACATCAACTTGATGGACACATGGTCACGTGACGCATCTGAGAAGATGAAGATCAAGATCGACCAGAACGTGTTGACCGGTATGTTGACTGGCATCGCTGCCACCAACAAGGGCGCAACCGCTGGCCGTATCTCTGCCGACATCAACTTGGGTACCTCTGGCGCACCTTTGGCAATCGACAAGACCAACGTGTTGGACTTGATGGTTGACATGGGCACCGTGTTGGACGAAGCCAACGCCCCTGAAGCTGGCCGCTTCATCGTCATCCCCGCCAAAATGGCTGGTTTGGTGAAGAAGTCTGACTTGAAAGACGCTTCAATCTCTGGCGACGGCACCTCTATCCTGCGCAATGGCCGCTTGGGTATGATCGACCGCTTCACCGTTTACGTGAGCCACAACTTGAACCTGTCTTCTGGCAAGTTCGACATCGTTGCTGGTCACAAGATGGGCCTGACCTTCGCATCACAGATGACCGAGATGGAAAGCATCCGTGCCGAAACCACCTTCGGTAACATCATCCGTGGTCTGCAGGTTTACGGCTACAAAGTTGTCAAGGGTGAAGCCTTGGCACAAGCTGTCGTAACTCTGTAATAGACGGGGGCTTCGGCCCCCTTCTTTAGGTTTGGGGCTATACGTTCCGAGCCGACAGAGGTAAAATAAGTCACGGTCGCAAGGCCGTGGCTTACCCCCATGGAAGTGCCCGCTAATGAGTAAATATCTACGACACAAGACAGATGGCACCATCTACGATTGGAATCCAATCCTAGCGCGTGATCCTATCTGCGAAGAAGTTACAGAGGCGCAAGCCTACCCAGACCGTGCCCCAAAGGCCGCTAAGCCTGAAGCCGCCAAACCAGCCAAGAAAAAGGCTGCCGCAGTGGTGAAGCAGGATATTGTTTTTGATGAGTCAGACCTCCGCGAAGAGGCTTCACGAGGACTACCATGAGTTTTACCGTCGCTGACATCGTTTTAGAAGCCCGCGAGCTTCTGCTCGACGAGCTAACGCCGTATCGGTACAGCGACGACTATATCGTCCGCAAAACTAACCAGATTTTGAAGCGGATGCTAGTCATTCGCCCGGATTTGTTTATTAAGGTAACTACGCTGACTACCGTGCCGGGAGCGCTGCAGAGCGCGCCGACCGAGTCAATGCGGTTTATGGACATGTTGACTAACTCCGAGGGGCGGGTACCAAAAGAAGCCGACCAGCAGGCTGTGGATGTCATGTTCCCGAAGTGGCGCGCCGACACCCCCGGCCCAACTACTACGTGGATGCGTAATCCACGCGACCCCAACCGCTTTTACGTCTACCCACCTTCCGCAGGCGGGGAGGACTTAACCGTCGCGTACGCGAAAACTCTACCAAACTACGCCCTGAACGACGTGATCGAGCTTAGCGACGCGTACCTACCGGTTATTTTGGACGGCGTGTGCTGGCTTATGGAATCGCTCGACGCAGAACACGTCGAGTCTGGCCGCGCGCGTATGTTTCAAGAGTCGTACTCCAACGCGCTCGCCAGCGGTCTGTTGTCTCGTGCTGTTGCTGACCTGCCAGATGGCGGCACGTCCAAAACTACTAAATAAGGCACGCCATGCAAAAGTTTCACGACACTGTCACAGCTACCGGCGAGGGGGGTATTCTTACTCCTCTAGCCAACGCTTCTGTTGCGGTTTTTCTTACCGGCACACAGACCCCCGCGTCACTGTATTCTGATAACGGCGTAACGGCCAAGGCTAACCCATTCCTAAGCAGTGCTACGGGGCTGGTTTCTTTCTACGCCCCCGACAACCGATACGACATCGTCGTATCTAAGGCTGGGTTTAACACCGTTACGCTAGCCGACATTATTCTGGAAGACATCGACGACAGCGTCACTACGGATATTTCAAACGCGCAAATTGTGAGTTCGGCGTTTTCTGGCGGCACTATGAACGGCACCACCGTTAGCGGAGGCACGCACAACGATGTCTCTAGCAACCGCGCCCAGCTTTATGACAGCGAAGTTAGTAACAGCGTAGTCGTAGACTCTCAGATATTTAGCACTTCGCACGACGGTGGGGCTGTTTCTAATGTGGCGGTTACCGCCAGCACCATCAACTCTTCGCGCATCGGCGACACTGCCCCCACGACTGGCCGGTTCACGAGTGTGGCCCTGACTACAGGCGCCTCGGGCGGGATTGGGTTTGGTGAGATGCGGCTGAACCCAACCGAGCTGACCCTTGATGTCGGCCTTAGCAACGGCGTTGTTGGGCAGATATTCGAGGAACACTTCATTTCCTTTACCAACACCAGCGGTGCGGCTATGACTTCTGGTCAGGTTGTCGGCTTCGCCGGGGTTGATAATACCAACTCTATCCCCTACGGGCGGCTAGTGACCGCAGAGGCGATCTACAACCCGCTGTACACAATGGGCGTTGTGACTCAGGACATCGGCGTCGGCGCCTATGGCCGCGCCACTATGTTCGGAAAAGTCCGAAGCGTTAACACAACAGGCTTCCCAGTTAATGAGGTGTGGGCACCCGGCGACCTGCTGTATATCCATCCAACGGTGCCCGGTGCGCTTACTAATGTTGAGCCAACTGTTCCCTCGCAGTCGTTGTTGATCGCCGCCGTACTTCGCGTGGGCGCTACCACCGGTACGATGTTGGTTCGTCCACAGCTCAGCCCCCATCTACACTACGCTACATACGCCAGCCACGTCACTCAGACGCTGTCGTCTGCGGAGACTCCGACTGCGGTTACGTTCGATACCACGGACATTGCCAGCGGCCCCACAATCACTGATGGAACCAAGATTTACCCCCAGCAGGCTGGCTTGATTGACTTGGGTTTCTCAGCGCAGTTGGCTAAGGCTTCTGCTAACACAAACTATGTGTGGTTCTGGGCCCGGATCAATGGTGTTGACGTAGCCGACTCCGCGAAGAAAATCTCAATCGCGGGCAGTGGTACCAACACTGTCGCGTCGTGGGACTTTATGGTGCCGATGACTGAGCTGGACTACTTTGAGCTTATGTGGACCGCTGATGATGTCTCAGTGACTCTCGCCGCTGTCGCACAGGAGACTTTCTGCCCCTCCATCCCATCTGTTCAGCTTTCTGTTAAGCAAGCTAGCCACTAAGGAGCCAGCATGCCAATCGTCTTAACACCCAACGTTGCGTCAACCACTCGGGCGATTGCTTTTGACGACATGGTGGACGACATCAGTCCGTATGTCCCGGGCTGCCCCGATCCCGTTATCGCTCGTACCATTCACAAGGTAGTTATCGACTTATGTCAGCGTGCCAAGGTGTGGCACGAGGACTTTTTGCCGGTGGATTTAGAGGTTGGTCGAGTGGCGTACCCGCTCAGCCCGCCCGTGGCGCACGCCGTATGCACAGACATTACAGGGGGCTACACGCTGGTGAACGGCGTTAAGACCGAGTTGACGTGGCAGAAGCTGACAGCGGTCAAACTTAGGTACCCTAGCTGGCCTGAAGATACTTCTGGGACCGTTCGATATATAACTAGCGCCACAATTGGCGAGGCTTTGGTCGCGCCCGTACCCGACGTCGC